AATCTAGGACCTAGAGAAGTCGCTAAGGGAGCCTTTGATATTGTTAAAGACAAGATACAAAAAGGCGAAGTTACAGATTGGAATTCATATCAACAAGCCGTCAATAGTGCATTAGAACAAGCAGCAGTACAAGGTGGTAAAGAAGCATCACGCATGTCGCAAGACATAGCAAGAAAAACATTAGACATGTATCTAAATCGTTATGCGTTAGATGCTAGTGGAACTTTCTCAGGCAGTGGTCCTGAAAAGATTGAAAAGATCATCACAGCATTAGGTGGTCAAGTAGACGCAGAAAAGATGGCGATGGCACACCGAGCAGTTGCAGCAATGAAAGGTGCTAACGAGTCAGTAGAATTAAACGAAGCCACTATCAAAATATTATTCTCAAAAGTATCATTAGAGCATAGCAAGCGTATCGATGAAGGTATCATGGATACACTCAAAGGTGTAGCCGGTAAAGCGATGGATTATGCTAAGACAAAAGGTCATAATCTAACTACAAAAGTCACAGCAGACAAATTAAACACAGCGTGGGAAAAAGCAGGTAAGCCAACTGATAGCGACAAGATCGCAGAAATATTAAAATCAAGCGGTGTACCAGAAGATGTCATGAATGCGGTATTCACTAAGATGAAGATTCCGACAACACCTGCACCAACTCAGCAACCAGCACAACAAGGACAACAGACATCTACACAACAACCTGCGCAACCAGCAGCACAAGAACCTGCGCAGGCAGCACCTGCTGCTAAATCAGGTAAGCCTGTTATCAAGCAGCCATCTGTAGCAAATAATCGCACAGCAGGTGTTCGTCAGCAAGGTGGCACTTTCACATATAATCCATTAGCAGAAGATGCTGAGAAATTAGCGCAACTTGAATCTGCTATGAAACAAGCACAACAGATCACAAGAGCCATCAAGTATGATGATAGCACTACTGAGATCATTGTAAAGATACAAGAACTAGCACAAAGAACTGGCATAGATCCAAGATCAGTCAAGTATGCGATTAATGATGTGTATGAAGCAAAGAGTGCGTTAGAGTCTGCTGTATATGGTCTAGATGAATTGTTTAAAGATGCATATCAAGAAGCGAAATGGAAGCACGACGACGAGGAAGAAGGTATATCAGAAGAAGAAAACAAACCAAAGACAGCAAAAGCATTGATATATCAAACTGATATGTATGGTGCAAAAGGATATTATGCTGAATGCAAAGAACCAGGATGTGACCATAAAACAAAAACATATGATAGAGCAGTACAAGCACAGAATGCCATTAAGAAACATCACCAAGAACATTTCAAAAATGTAGGAGAAGGTTATCGTGCTGGTGCTAGTGGTGGCAGTGGATTAGGCATCGAAAAAAGCCCTATGGAAAAAGTGTTAGAAAAACCATTAGGCGAGATGGAAGAATTAGATGAGTATGATTATACAAAACGCAAACCTTATGCGCCAGTCACTCATGGTGATACAGAGCGAGATTTAGTATATATGGACCGTATATTAAACACTCTTCCAAAAGGCTTATCCATCGAAGAAGTGTACCGCGCTGTAAGACAAAAGTTTGATAAGATGAATAAAGACTTATCAATAGAACAGCAAGTCAACGCATGGAAAAATATCAAACCGTTTATATGGAGAACATATACAAATACTTGGAATTTGAAAGAAGATGCTATGGCAGATCAATTCTATGATGAATTCTTGCACAGTTCTTTCAAACCAGATACTCCTTCATATCTAGATAATCTAAAAGGTATCAAATCATTTTTGATGGCTAAGAGATTGCCAGACGATAAAGCAAAATTTTTATTGCGCAGATTGATACAGAAAATCAAACCTGAGATGGAAAGCGCAATCATGAAAGGATTACAGACAGAAGTACTAAAACATGACGCATCTAAGTGACAATAATATAGGATACTTTGCGCACTTATACAGAGCATGGCGTTGGGCAGTTATATTATTGATACATGGAATATTTCCTGAGATATATAAAACTACAGTAAGTGACGAAATTTGTAAAGGTAAAAAATAATGTTAGCAGACAGTTTAAAAAATTTATTAGCAAATAGTTATGCGTTTGTGATCAAAGCACAGCAGTTCCATTGGAATGTCGAGGGTCCAAATTTCCCTCAGTATCACGAATTTTTCGGGGATCTATATGCAGAAGTATATGCATCACTTGATAAGACTGCTGAATACATTCGTACACTAGATTCATATACTCCAGGTAGCATGGAGCGTTATATAGAACTCAGCGACATCAAAGGTCAGACTTTGATTCCTAGAGCAGAACTTATGTTTAGCGAATTATTGATGGACAATAATAAACTACTAGATTGTTTGCAAACTTGCATGGAACATGCTAAGGCAGAGAATAATTATGGTATTGAGAATTATATAGCAGAAAGAATGGATGCACATGCTAAACATGGCTGGATGATCAAGAGCATCCTCAAAAAAGAAAGAGCCTAACACATTGTGCGTATACGAGACCTTACTAATGAAGCTAGTCCCGACACACTAGAAGGAAGTTTCACAGACGATCTAGTGAATAGTAAGTTGTGGTTATGTGATAAGTTAAAGCAAGGCCTCAAAGGTAAATGTGCTAGAACTATCTATGTTTTAGGTAGTTGGTATGGTAATTTAGCCATGCTATTACAAAAAGAAGGTATCACTTTTGATGACATCGTGTTAGTAGACATTGATGAAAAAGTTTTAAGAACTAGTCAAAATATGTTAAAGCCTTTCTTTAAGCCAGGTAAACTAATATTTTTAAACACAGACGCCAAAGATGTGATTTATGACAAGCCCGGAATTATCATCAATACTAGCGTCAACGATATGAAGACAACTTGGTTTGATGATGTACCCGAAGGTAGAAAGATCATCATACAAGGTCGTGATCAAGTAAGTGATGCTGTGACTAAGATCGCAGACATGAAACAATTTGATGATATGTTTCCTATGACTAAGACATATTATCTAGGTAAGCGGGACTTCACAGATCCAGAAACACGATACACAAGATACATGAAGATAGGCGTGAAATGAGAGCGAACGAATTTATACAAGAAGGTGTCAATGATCCTGCTATCTTCAAGGTAGTGTTCGTTATCGGCGGTCCTGGTAGCGGCAAAAGTTATGTCAGTCGTCAGTTAGGTCTTAACGCTATGGGTTTCGTTACAGTCAATAGCGATGTGGCATTTGAATATCTCATGGGTAAGCATGGTATCGATCCTAAGATGCCTCCTGAAGAAAAAGAAAAGCGTGATGTTGTCAGAGCAAGAGCCAAAGAGATAACAGGTAAAAAGTCCGACCTAGCAATCGAGGGCAGACTAGGTATACATATAGACGGTACCGGAGATGACTATGATAAAGTAGCGAATCTCAAAAAGAATTTTGAACGATTGGGTTATGACTGTTACCTCGTAGTAGTCAACACAAAATTAGAAGTAGCAAGACAACGCAATCAAATGAGAGCGAGAACTGTTCCTGATAAGATCGTCACAAACAGTTGGTATGATGTGCAGGACAACATTGGTAGATTCGCCAACATCTTTACATATATGAGCATCATAGATAATAGCGGCGATGCAAAAGCAACGGACGAACAAATAACAAAAGTACACAGTAAATTACAAAGGTTTGCTGATAGCGAGCCTACTAAGCCTGCTGCTAGAGAGTGGATAGCCAATCAGAAAAAAGTAAATGAAAAATGGAGCGCAAAGTACAAGCGTAGCATCAACTGCAATAATCCAAAAGGATTCAGTCAAAGAGCGCATTGCCAAGGTCGCAAGAAGAAAACAAATGAAGCCGGTGATATGGTAATTAACTATGGTAGCCAAGAGCCTATCAAGCAACTTTTTGGTTATGCTAAAGATAAGTTAAAGAATTCTGCGTTAGAATTGAAAAGAATATTGTCAACAGAGACAGGTGAGACAAAGGTCATGCTTGCTACTATGCGCAAGATAGCGAATAAAGAGCAAGTAACTCCCGAAGAGAAAAAGGCTGCGATAGAGCAATTTTTTGATATTTTAAGATTAGTAGGATTGGGAGCATTATTTAAAGTAACCTTCAAGATTCCCTTTAGTACAGAGGCAATTTATCTTGTGGCTAAAGTGATACACAAATATTTAGGTATACAAATACTACCAAGCAGCTTAGTAAACGAAGAGTATACTAAAGACGGCACATACCGCATACGGGCTATGACTTACGAAGACCAAGTAGAAGAAGTACGATCAGACAAACTAGCTAAGTTCATCAATGCTGCATTGAAGAAAGCGGGATACAAGTTCATAGGCAAAGGATATGATGCCCAAGTGTGGATGAAAGATGAAGGCACGGTAGTCAAGATATTGATGCCTGAAAGCCAAGAAAACGAGGCGATAGATAGTTTCAAGTCCTTCTATAATTTTGTCAAAAAGAATCCTAGCCCTAATCTACCAGTATTCAAGAAGGTAGATGGGCGTGAAGTCTATAAGTTCACATTAAAGGGCAAGCCATTCATGCAATTTGGTATGGAACAATTGTACCCTATCAAAGAAGGTTCTTTAGATGAATGGGTAGTCTGGATGATGGCTGATCTAAGTGCTAAGGGCATGGATTGGGACAAAGCCAAAGACGAGATGGCTAATGATAAAGACGATTTTGCCGAGAAGTTTAAAGCCCAAAATACTAGTAAAATGAACGAATATAAGTCATTATACACGACATTGCTGAAACTTTACAAGGCAGGTATGAAAAAGGGCTATGGTTGGGACCCGCATACAGAGAATGTCATGCAGAGAAAAGACGGCACATTAGTAGTCACAGATCCTTGGTCTGTCTGATAAATACTATTACACTTTTGTGAGGAATTGATATGAAGATTTTTGAAGTTATTGAAGCAAGAAAAGGTCCTATAGATGATTTTGAGGACGATGACGCTCCAGTTCAAGACGCTGATCTTGACAAGATCCCTAACATATTGATTCAAATGCGCAAAGCCATTGACACTGATGGCAACTATGAGTTCAAGTTCAAGGACGGAAGCAAGCATAAACTTAGCATGCCTGACATCGTATCATTCGTCAAAAAGAACATGAGCGCCAAACCAGCAGAACGAGAGATCATGCAGCACAAAGGTGTTGAGAGCCTAGAAGGATTGATGTCAGTCATCAATGCCAAAGAAGCGCCTAAACCTGATATGAAGATTAAAGGTGACCGTTACATGTCACACTTTAGCGGAGATCTAGACGACAAATAACATATAATGTTTGTAGTTATAGATAACTTTTTATCTGCTGAAGATTTCGATTCATTTTCTACGATTATCAATAAAGAATCAACTAACCAGTGGAATGTTAGAAAACTAAATCCATCATCTCCTAATTGGACCAAATACTTATATAAGTCTGATTACGAAGATATCAATGCAGAGTTTGATAAAAAATACGGCCCCGGTATATCTAAAATATCATTATTAATCGAATCAAAGATTAGAGAACATGTCGATGTATTGCCGGCATTGTTCAGTGCAGGATTCATGTATAGCAAATATCCATATGTTATAAAACCACATTTTGATAACATATATACAGATCCGAATTTTATAAAACCGGAGTTTGTTACTGACAGTTATTCTGCTTTTTTATATGGTCACAAAACATGGGACAAAGATTGGGGCGGCATTTTAGGATTCCATAAAGACTTTTTTATAGACAGAGGTAAATCAAATGAATTCGACAAAGACAATTACTATCCTATAGATCCCGTACCCAACCGATTAGTATTTTATAGCCTTGATGAGATACACTCAGTCACACCTATAATTAATAAAAATGTGATACGACAAACATTTAAAATGTCGTTTTTTAAAATAACCAAAGCAAGAAGGCATCCTAGGTCTATAGAATCTCAGATAGACCATACCGCAGAATTTTAGCAACATGATTAAATAGTGTTACTATGAACAAACTAATATTAACACTTCTATTAACGGTATTGCCTATAGTCGCTTTTGCTCAAAAGCAAAAGCCCGGCGTGACTTATGATGCTACAGTATTGCGCATCATAGACGGTGACACAGTAGCATTTAGTGCCCCTTTCTTGCCCGATCCATTAAAGAAAGAACTCAGCATTCGTGTTTTCGGTGTAGATACTCCTGAGAAGGGACACCGCGCAAAATGCCCTAGCGAAGACTTATTGGGCAAGGCTGCAACAAACTTCACTAAAGATAGCATAGCCAATGCTAAGAAGTTACAGATCGTACTCATGGATTGGGACAAGTACGGCGGTCGTGTATTAGGCGATGTGTTGATCGACGGTCAGAGTTTGCGCATGATGCTCATCAATAAGGGTTACGCCCGCGAGTATTATGGTGAAGCGAAGACTAGTTGGTGTCAATAAAATATTGACATTATATAAATTCATGATAAAATAGTATCATGAGTTACAACTTTAACAGACACAAGCCAAAAGGTATGACTACTAGAGTATATGAGATTGCTCTAGAAACCGGCGGTAGCACTTATCCCGAAGTCAATACTGAAAGATTGCAGCATTTCGCTGAAAAGATCATTGAAGAATGCGCCAAGATCGCTGAACACGAAAGCAGTTATCCTTATAAGGATTTCGGTGATAAGATCCGCGCACATTTTGGACTAAAGGACTTTGTATGACAACTATCGATTTACCAGATTTTAAGTTTAAAGAAGGTGACCTAGTTAAAAAAGTAGGTGGCACTTATGAAGCAGAAGGCATAATTGTAGGTATCGCAGTCACTACAAAAGGAGACCTAAGATATGTTTTTGAATTCGAACAGTTTCCTGGCATGCTACATATTTTTAACGAAAGTCAGTTAGAGCATAGATAATGCTAGACTATAGAGTAAAATTTAGGACTTTTGTCTATATCATAATATTACTCACTATAACATTCGCGGGGATAGCGGAATATGTTGGATCTTGATAAAGCAAAAAATGAATGGGATGATCTAGACATTTATGATCGTGAAGCCGCCGACATTCGCCGCGCATTAAGAAAAATTGATTTAAAACAATGGGTACAAGACTTGTATTCACTTGACCCTGATCTATTCGATAACTTACAGCAGTATATGGATACTGCTGCGGGTCGCCGTCGTTAACTACTGACATTTCTTTTAGGTTTTATGCACTAAATATTCTCAGTACCGAGAGTATAAAACCTCTTCGGCTTATACAGGGAACAATAAAAATGATAAAAAAGATCCTTGTGTTGGCCACAATCGCTGCCACTTTAGGCGGCATGCCAGCATATTCACAAACAACAAATACAAGTACACAAAGTACTACAGGTGGTACTACCACTAGCAATACTACTCCTATCAACCAAGGGGGTTACACAACTACTTCTTTAGTTGATACGAACAGTACGAGCAATAGCACTAGCACAGTTACTACTAACAATAACACGAATACAAATAGTACCAGCACTAGCACAGTCAACACGACAAATGCCAATACTAATACTAGTACAAGCACGAATGTCAACACAAACAATAACATTCAAAGTGGTACCGTGACTAACATCAATCAGAATACTAATAATGGTACTATGACTTATAATAACAATAATGTCAATAGTGGTACTGTTACTTATAACAACAATAATGTTAATACTGGTACCATGACTTACAACAATAATAACAATACTACTAGTACTAATGTTAACAAAAACGAAAATACCGGTACTATGACTTATAATAACAATAACAATAGCACCAGTGCAAGCACTAGCAATAATACAAACACCAATATCAATACTGGTGACATGACTAATCGTAACATCAACACGACTACAAGCAACAATGTCAACACCAACAACAGCACTAGTAGTAATACTAATGTCAATATCCAACAAGGTGAGATGACTAACCGTAATATCAATGAGACTGTGATTCGCCAGAAGGTTGAACAACCTCCTCCAACTGCAATCGCACCTCCAATGATGAGCGTGGGTAGTGATCTTTGCGTGGTAGGCGTCAGCGGTGCTGCACAGACACAGATATTAGGTGCAAGTTTTGGCTCAACGATGCGTGATGAGAATTGCGAAAGAATCAAGATGAGCAAGACATTATATGACATGGGCATGAAAGTAGCCGCTGTCGCTATGATGTGCCAAGACGAGCGTGTATTCAAGGCTATGGAGATGGCAGGTACACCTTGCCCATATATGGGTAAAATCGGTGCTGAGGCAACTACTGCATGGACTGACAATAAGAAAGAGCGTCCAGACGGTAAGAAGAAGGGTTTCTTTAGTTGGCTACAATGATCAAATATCTACTAACATTTTTATTGTTTATATCTAGTGGACTGTTATCTGCCCAAGAGGTAACATCCACTGGAAATATTGTTGATCCTACTAAATGGAATAATGTCATCTACATGAATGCCGGGCAGTTGAGTCAAGTAGAGGGTCAGGGCGGTGGCCCTATACCGGCATTCAATACCGATACTAATACCATACGATTTAGTTTTATGCCCTATACGGTCAGCCAGATCATAGCAATCAATTCTGTATTGAGTGGTCAAGGCATTAGTGTCGGTGGTTTCAATTATAGTTGGAAGATTTATAATGATTTAGAAAATTGCTGCGGTACTAGGGGTTCATTGTTTGTAAATGGCAGCTTAACAAATAAATCAGGACAGGTAATAGAATCATATTTCTATGATTATAGCCTGACCAATACAGGTCCCGCTTTTCAAACTTTCACAGGCACAGAGACTTTCAAAAATCCTTATCAACTAAATTCATTAGGTGATATTTCTATATCATGGACGGGAAGTGATATGAATTTCTGGAGTGGTTATTATGGTCCTAGAGTGCGTGACACTTCATTGACTTTAAATTATACTGTAAGTCAGCCTGCTTCTAATACTACTCCCACTACAACCACCAATGCAACTACTGCCGCTTTAAATGAGATAATTGCAACAGCATCAGAACCTGTTGTCGCACCAACTACTGCGCAAACCGCGTCTGCTGATACAACTACACAGTCATCAACAACCTCTGCACCAACTACTGCATCCACGACAACAATGACAGCACCGGTATCTACAACTGCCGCTGTCGCAACAGTAGAAGTTACTAAAGAAAAATCCGTAACAGGGCCTTCACTATCTTCTATATTAACAAATATTAAAAATAATCAAGACAGACAGAATGCTATCGCTATGGCTGCTGTAGCAGATTCAAATAATTTGGCTGCAAGTGTTGTACAACAAGCAGAAAAAACAGCGATGGATAGTGCTAATGCATCTGCGACTAATTCTAATGTTGTTACCGGTGTAGGCTTTACATTATCTAGCGAGTCTAAAGTATTTCAGACAGCGAGAAATCTTTCTCCTATAACAACTACTATTTCAAATATGAACAACGGTAATGTATATGCACTAAGACCCGAAACAAGAAATACAGACTCAACATTTGATAGTCAATCGATATTTCAAGAAAACAAAGTGCAACTATTAAAATCTCCTTCAAATGACACATTGTTCGGTAATTCAAATAGTGACAACATAAACAATTTTGGTATAGCATTCGGTAAGAGGGGTGATCCTATACAAGATTATATTGAAGCCAGTAATCTTGCTTTCAATGAGATGAGAGCCGAACCTAAGGCTGTAGTAAGATCAAATATTCAAGACAATGATCTTGCAGGTGGTGTCAAGATTGAAAGAATGGCCGTAGTGCCTAATGGATTTAGTGCGTATAGTGCATTCATATTGACTAATATAGCATTCTATGAACCAAAAGAGATATACAAAAACAATGTACCTAAAGACAATGTAAGAAGCATGTATTTCTTAGAGAAAGGTAATACTGATACTTTTAATAAAATGATAGAGGCGCAGTACAAATGAGACAGCCAAAATGGTATGAGGGTCTTGAATATAAAGACATGACAGCAGAACAAAAAGAAGAATATAAAAAGTGTAAGTGGGAAATCATATCAAATTATATGGGAGTACCAGTTACGAGTGCCGATAGTTTAAGACTACGCACACAAGCATTTTTAGAAGAGACCAGAACAACAAGCATCTGGGACTAAGGAGAAAATAGAAAATGGCAAAGAATAAGAAAACAGATATTGACGCTAAAGTAGATGAACTTGAAGCGGCTAAGGAGAAATATCTAAGTGAGAATACAGTCATCAGCGTTGGTGGTTACAGTTTCACCCCTGCTAAATTGATGCTGGCTGCCGGTATTGTATCATCAGTACTAGGTGGTCTTTGGGGAGCCTTTGAGTTCTATAAAGACTATATGAACATGAAAGATGCAATCGCTAATTATGTTAGCCCTGACTTGACTGCTATTGAGACACGATTGACTAAACTAGAAAAGAGCAATGAAGCATTAGTTATCTTGGTTCAACAGAATCAAGATATGACCCGTGGGATCAGAAGTGATCTAAAAGCAGATATAGACCGTGTTGAGGCAGCAGTTGATGCAGCCGAGCGTAGAGGTCGTGAATTAGATCGTGATACTCGCGGTTTTGTAAACCAAAGCGATAAGCGTTTAGGTGATACTGAGCGCGACCTACAGAACAGAATCAGAGCCCTAGAACGTGAGTCAGACGCCAAATTGAAGGAACTTGAGAGAAAAGTAGACGATAAGATTAAGAAAGCATGGGAAAATCCATTGGCTAAATGATCGAAGTCTATAAAGAATATCCTAGACGATATATAGTGACCAACAAGAATAAAATCTTGTTGGTTACCTATGATCATAGGACGGCAGAACGCATAGAATATGACCTTAAAAATCATGATTATCCTGCGCATTATATGTTAAGAGTAGACAAAAGCACTAATACTAGTGGTTTAGTGTACAAGAGAACTTGACGATAAATACTATAATGCGACATTACGAATTCATAACCGAGCGCAAGAAGAAAAAGCGCAGTAAAAAAGCCAAACTCAGCAGATATTTCTTCCCTGGGTTCGCTTACTATGGCGGTACATCTGACTCGGGTGATATGGGTGGCGGAGATGGTGGCGGCGAAAGCATGTATGAAGATGCTGACACTGCTAGTGAAGTAGAAAAATTCAAGGATTGGGCGTGTAAGAGATTGCATATCAAGAAGCCACCCATGATTGAATTGAGCATGGATACAGAAGAAGCACAGACCAATCATCACACAGGTGGACATATCATAGGTGACGATAAGATTTGGGTCTATGCTAAGAACCGTAATCTTGTAGACATATTGCGCACAGTATTTCATGAATTGGTTCATGTTCGCCAGGGTGAATTGAACATGGTTAATAGTGATGATAGTTATCCCGGCAGTGCTATCGAATCAATGGCAGATATGCTTGCAGGTAAGTATATCAAGATATATGGCAGGGAAAACAACAAGATTTTCCAATAAGGAGAGAATAAAATGGCTGTACAACAAAAATTAGTATTAAAAGTTCCAGAAGGTTCTACATATGTGAACTTGAATGATTGGGCTAAACTCACATTACCGGAAGAAGAGTACCCTTTATTTGAGGCTGCACAAACAAGACAGACTGCATTCGTGAATGCTAAGGCTGTGTCTGTTGATTTCGAAGCAGGAACAAACACTTTTGCAAATGAAAGTGACATGGAATCATGTTCAGGTGGTGACCCGGACTTTTTGAATTATTGGTATCGTTATCTAGTAGATACAGGAATCACCGTTGAACAATCCGTAGAAACAGTATAATATAACTATTGACTTTTCCCGTTTTTTCTGTTAATCTATCACAATGATCAGGTTACTGAAAAAACTACCCAGAAATCTTACAGTTGCGTTCAGCGGCGGCGTGGATAGCGTAGCCGCTGTTGACTTTCTAAGACGCAACCATGATGTGAGTTGTGCTTTCTTTCACCATCGCACTCCTAATAGCGAACATGCTTATCAGTTCGTATCTTCATTCTGCGAATCCGAGAACATAAAATTGCATGTAGGATACATGAATGCTGCGAAGCCTTCTAAGAAGAGTTTAGAAGAACACTGGCGCGATGAGAGATACAAGTTTCTCAGTAAGTTTGATACTGTAGTGACCGCGCATCATCTCAACGACTGCATCGAAACATATCTATGGTCTAGCATCCACGGCGACGGCAAGATCATTCCTTATACACGCAAGAATGTCATCAGACCGTTCTTGTTGAATCCCAAGCAAGAACTCATCGATTGGTGCGAACGCAAGAATCTATTTTGGGTAGAAGACTACAGCAACGATGATGATAAATTCATGCGTAACTATATCAGGAAGCATGTGGTACCGCATGCTTATCATGTGAATCCTGGTATCGAAAAAGTAGTCAAAAGACTTATCTTAGATGCTAATAAGCCTCAGTAAAAATAAATGGCTTTATGATTGGATGCAGGATAAATGGTATGATGAGGTCATGCCTATATTTTATGATGCAGCCGGTAGCGATTTCCCATATATACCCGATACTAAACCGTTATATCAAAAACTAGCCACATTGTTATCATCCAAGGGATACAAATCTAAAACCACTAAAGATGGTAAAGATTTATTGGTATTCATTCCTGACGAAGAATATACTTTTAATAAGATCAAATACTCTTAAAATGGGCAAACGCCCAATAATGTAAATTCCCTTCGTAAAATGTTTGACTTATTTGCACGGTTCGTATATACTTGTTCTTTACTTGTACACAGGAGATTTTATGTCCAGTAGAACTTTCAATAACGAAGCAAAGATCAAACTCACCCAACTCATCAATGAGGGCATGGCTGTCATGCAAGAAGTTGAGACTTTGCAAGAGGGACTTTCAGACACCGTGAAGGCCATCGCCGATGAACTTGAGGTCAAGCCCAGCATTCTCAAGAAGGCTATCCGTGTCGCTTATAAGTCACGATTGGGCGAGACTAATAAAGAAAACGAAGAACTTAACACTATCCTAGAGACTGTCGGTAAGACTCTGTAATTTGGGTAAGCGTTAGTTGCAACGCATACCCGAATCTGTTATTATAACAATATGTTCAACTTACCCTGAGGTTCGGGTATGCGTAATTTATCGGTCAGTCTAGCAGTCAGTATTCTTGTCGCGGGTTGCGGTGGGGGAGGCTCTGAAAGCCCTAATAGTTCAGCCTCTTCGGCGCCGGTGCAGCAACCTGCAGTATCCATAAAAGATCCACTTACAATCTTTACCGGATCGTCATATGATGCAGGAGACGGTGGTCTAAACCCAAGATGGGTGTTAGGGGACTTTAACAGAGATGGGCTGAAGGACATATTTCTACGATACGACCCAGAGTCTGCTTTTTCTGCTAGTATCAGTGGTACATCACCTGTACGATTCTTTCTAGCCCAGGGTCAAGGCGGTTTTGAACAAAATACCTCGATATTCCCCGAAGGCTTCAGTCCGGTATTAGTAAACAGAATCATCATTAATGACTTCAATGGCGATAGTGGGCAAGATATATTGATTGCCACTGCAGGACAGGATCCATATATTAACGGACTACCTGCCCAGACCGGATACACCGGTGAGCATACTCAGGTGTTAACTTATACGCCAAACGGATATAAGTTATCAAAAATCAATAATAATCAAACCGCATTTGCTCATCATGCTAGTTCAGCAGACATCAACGGCGACTATTTACCGGATGCGTTTGTCTCATCTCTGGTATTCTCAAGTCCCTTTTTTATCATGGGTAGCAGTAGTGGTAGTTATCATGCTGATACTACTAGATTTCCTAAAAATGTTTTCGGTGCGCACAAAAATATCCTAGAACGATTTCCTGATAATACAAATAAGATATGGGAAAACTTTCTATTCACTTCTAGCACATTTATCGATGCGAATAATGACGGGCATCAAGATATTGCATTGATGGCTATGTCCGGAACTAAAACTAGCGTAATAATGCTAAATGATGGCTCTGGAAATTTTTCTCCTTCTAGAATGATAGAACTTCCCGTAGGTCCATACGGCGCAGGTTTTTCTTTTAGAAAAAATCAATCTTCTAGTAAATATTCAGAGGTAGGTACTATACATCTAGATACCATTACAGCGGATATTAACAATGATGGCAAGAAAGATATCATTTCGTTGACTACTTCAGCCAATGAAATTGAGAATGATGTCATCTACTATCGCGGAACTAAACTACAATTTCTTATTAACACAGGTAATGGATTTGTAGACGAAACAAAAGCCAGAACTAGTTTTGTTCACGCTGCTAATAAAAATTACACGCATTATGATACCCTAGAGTATTCGGATGTTAACAATGATAAATGTATAGATATATTGTTACATAGAGCTCAAGTAAATCATAATGATACTGCGATGCCTACTAAAATTTTATTAAATGATTGCAAGGGCAACTTCAATGAAGTAGAATATCCAAAAAGTATTCCTGTAGGTATACTGACAGTTTTGGATAATAATAACTACGCTATTCTAGTTAGCCAGAAAAATGGTAAAACATATACGCAGAGGGTAGATCATGTTCGGTTCGACTGGTCATCTGGAAAAAGTCTTTTCAACAGATAAAGGAATGTTTAGTGCCTAGACTTGTTGTGTTTGGATGTTCTTTTGTGTATGGCCATGGACTGGAAGATTGTTTCGCCCCACCATTAGGACATGGAAACGAACCTAGTAGGCAAGGTTGGCCTGACATTTTAGCAAAAAAATTAGGGTATGAGTGTGTGAATTATTCATATCCTGGATCCGGTAACTTTGAAATATTGATCAAAGTATTACAAACTGCATTTAAAAAAGACGACTTAGTTGTTATTGCATTTTCATATTTTGAAAGATTTGAGCGATACCAACTCATAGACTATCAAGGTAATGGGAGTGTCATTTCAAAAAATTATAAGCAACACTTTAAGTTAGTAGATCAGATAGGCAGAGAAAACTATAATGCAAAAAATTATTGGGACAACTGGCTAGCGATACAACACTGTGAACTTTTTTTAAACAGTAATAATATAAAAAATTATAGTTATTTGGGAATAATGCCGGCTAATGCACATAGTATTCCTATACCAAAATTTATTACCTTGAATAATTTTTGGAATGATATGCAGTTGGTATTCATAGATAGGGCTTTGGACAACATACATCCAGGAAAGGAAAGTCACAGGTTGCAAGCAGAACTAATATATAGTAAAATACAAAACACATGAGTTATATAGACGCCATTCACGATAGGGACAGTGATCGAATATTTGTCGTAGAGCGACAGCCTGACGGCAAGCGAACATACAACGAGTTTCCTGCAAATTATACTTTCTACTATACTGATAATAAAGGTAAGTATCGCAGCATTTATGGCGATGCGCTTTCTCGCTTCAGCACAAGGAAGCGCAGCGAGTTTGAAAAAGAAAAACGAATCCACAGCAATAAGAAACTGTTTGAATCGGACATCAATGTAGTGTTCCGCTGTTTGAGTGAAAACTACTTAAACTGTGAGCCTCCAAAACTCCATACATGTTTCTTTGACATTGAGGTAGACTTTGACCCTGAGAAGGGATTCAGCCCCACATCGGATCCCTTCAATCCGGTCACGGCTATCTCAATGTACTTGGATTGGCAAGATACACTTGTCACGCTAGCTATCCCGCCCAAACACATGAGCGATGAGACTGCTCAAGACCTCACTAAAGATTTTGAGAATACGATCTTGTTCCGTAGCGAGATTGAGATGTTTGAGACATTCTTTGAATTGATCAAAGATGCAGACATTCTAACTGGCTGGAACTCAGAAGGATACGATATTCCATATATGGTCAATCGTGTGACGAGGGTGATGAGCAAAGACGATACACGCAAATTCTGTTTGCTTGGTCAGATGCCTAAACCGCGAGTCTATGAGAGATTCGGTAAGGAAGAGACTACATTCGACTTAGTTGGTCGCGTACATATGGACTATCTACAGTTGTATAAGAAGTACAACTATGAATCAAGGCACAGTTATAGCCTTGATGCTATCGGTGAGATGGAAGTCGGCGAGCGCAAGACGCAATACGAAGGTACATTGGATCAATTGTATAACAAGGACTTCAAAACATTCCTTGAGTATAATAGACAGGATACGATGTTGCTTGTGAAGATTCACAACAAACTCAAGTTCCTTGATCTTGCTAACGCACTAGCACATGAGAATACTGTATTGTTGCCAACTGTCATGGGTTCGGTGGCTATGATTGAGATGGCAGTCATGAACGAAGCGCATGAGCGAGGCATGATGGTTCCTGACAAGAAAAAGAACAGCAGCGACGGTGAGATGGCAGCGGCAGGCGCATATGTCGCTGTGCCAAAGAAAGGCATACATGAATGGGTAGGCGCAGTTGACATCAACAGTCTGTATCCGTCGGCGATCCGCACACTCAACATGGCTCCAGAGACTATCGTAGCGCAGGTTCGTCAGACATTGACTGAGCAGTATCTTACTGACAAGGCAAGAAAACTTGCCAGCGAAAAGAAACGATACAACGAAGATGACGAAGTTGAGATGAGTTCGTTGCTTTGGGAAGGATTGTTCGGCACATTAGAGTACGAAGCCATCATGAAACAAGAGCGCGGCACTATGCTCACAGTTGACTTTGAGAATGGTGAAAGCGTAGAGATGAGCGCAGCCGAAGTCTGGAAGTTGATCTTTGATAGCAATAAGCCATATATCTTAAGTGCTAATGGTACGATCTTCCGTAGCGATACTGAGGGCGTGATTCCAGGTCTATTGACTCGCTGGTATAGTGATCGTAAAGACATGCAGAAGAAACTCAAAGAATCAAAGACGAAAGAAGATATCGAATATTGGGATAAGCGTCAGTTGGTTCGTAAGATTTTGCTTAACAGTGCATACGGCGCACTATTGAACGAGCATTGCCGTTTCTATGATAAGCGTATCGGTCAAAGTGTAACATTGAGCGGGCGCCAGATCGTCAAGCACATGAGTGCGCAGATCAACGAAGTTGTCACTGGTAAGTATGATTTCTATGGCGATGCTATCGTTTATGGTGATACTGACTCATGTTATTTCACAGCATGGCCCATACTCAAAGAACAAGTGGATAGAGGTGAGATGGAGTTCACTAAAGAACTTTGCGTACAACTCTATGACAATATCGCAGAACAAGCAAATGAGAGTTTTCCCAGTTTCATGGAACGAGCATTCCATGTCCCACGCAAGATGTGCGTGATCAAGGCTGGTCGTGAACTGATTGGTGATCGTAGTTTGTTCATCACAAAGAAAAGATATGCTGTAAACATCTTTGACAAAGAAGGCAAGCGCCTCGACAAAGATGGTAAACTAGGCAAGATCAAGGCTATGGGTCTTGACTTGAAACGAGCAGATACTCCAAGATATGTTCAAGACTTCTTGTTTGAAGTCTTAGAGATGGTCCTTCACGGTAAGTCCAGAGAGGATGTCATCGAACGCATCAAGCAATTCAAGATCGAACTTGGAAAGCAAGATAGTTGGACTAAGGGCAGTCCTAAATCTGTCAATAACTTGACGATGTACGGCGACTTAGAAGCCAATAGCAAGACTGGCAAAGCAAACATGCCGGGACATGTTCGCGCAGCATTGAATTGGAACTATCTGCGCAGAGCAAACAGCGACAACTATAGCATGAAGATGGTTGACGGTATGAAGGTCATCGTATGCAAACTCAAGCCTAACCCAATTGGCTTTACTAGTATCGCTTACCCAACTGATGAATTAAGACTTCCAACTTGGTTCACAGAACTTCCATTTGATGATAGTGCAATGGAAGCAACATTAGTGGACAAGAAGATTGATAACCTTCTTGGTGTATTGAATTGGGATCTCAAAGACAGTACTGATACAAATTCTACATTTGATGACTTGTTCAATTTCGGTTAAACAAAACTTGACTTGCACAATAAAATCCACTATTATACACTATAGGTATTCCTAAATAACTTACGAGAGGCAAAACATGAAGGACAACTTACAAGACTTGATTCAATATACACATGGACTGGGCGTCATCGATCTCATCAAGGTCGTTGGCTCTGATAAGCAAACTGTAATCACGGCAGTAGCAGAAGACAAAAGCGTGGTCGTTGAGGGCACATTGAAGGCTCCATTAGCAGATTTCATCGGTACTTTCGGTATGCCTAATCTCGCTAAACTCAAGACGATTCTCGGTTTCGATGATTACGATGACAATGCTAAGATCAATGTCACTCATAACAAAGATGGAATACCTAGCGCAATTCACTTTGAGACTAAGGTGGGCGATTTCGTCAATGACTATCGGTTGATGAGCAAGGCTATCGTTGAAGAAAAGATTAAGAACTTTACTTTCAAGGGCGCAAAGTGGGATGTTGAGTTTGAACCTACTATCGCTGGTATCATGCGCTTGAAGAAGCAGGCTCAGGCTAATAGCGAAGAAGTTCATTTCGTCACTAAGACTGACAAGGGCGATCTAAAGATTTATTTCGGTGATGCTTCAACTCACAGCGGTAACTTTGTATTTCACTCAGATGTGAGTGGTACGCTTGGTCGTGCATGGCAGTGGCCTGTCAAGGTCTTCTTGGCTATCATGGACTTGCCGGGCGAGAAGACTGTTCGCATCAGCGATCAGGGTGCAGCAGAGATCACCGTCGATAGCGGTCTTGCGACTTATCGTTATCTTCTCCCAGCACAGGCAAAATGATAAAGATACAGTCATCATCATATCCCATAGTATGGCAGATAGATAACAGTTATCTACTGCCTGCTCAGTCGGGACAAGTGCGTTGGAATGGGGGCGCAAAACATTTTGAAGTCTGTGATAATCAGAGTGGTTCGTGGTACAAGATCAACAATACTGTAGAACTGACCGCTGACCCTATGCATCAAGAAATCATGAGTTGGGCTAAGAAAAAGATGGAAGAAGATAAAAAATTAGAACAACTCATCAAAGATTATCCAGCCGTCAAAGACACTAAAGAAAAACTAGATATCATAATTAAATTAGTACAAAACGAAGATGCAAATAGGACTGGGTAAAAACTTTCAAACAAACGCCTTAGGTGCATACAGTAAAGAAGGTTGCGACCTAGTGTTTATTCCTATTTTTAAGAATGCGCACACATGGGGCGTACAATTCTTAAAAACTAATTATAATTTTTCTAAATTAGATAAACCTATAACAACTACTACAGACCAATTTAAATATCTAGTATTTTTGCGTGATCCTATAGAAAGATGGTACAGTGGTGCTGCGCAATGTTTATGGGGCACATATCTAGATAATAGACACCACGAAGAAGTATTACTAGATCAAAATACAATCAAATTTATGTTTTCTGCCGTGCGGTTAGATCCTCATACAGATTTACAGCGCCGTTTTGTTATGAATCTAAACTTCTTTGATGTATACTTTTTTAATCTTAGCGACACAAGATTTTATTCAAATCTAACTCAATGGTTGCATAATATGGATAAAGTTTTTAATTTAAACAAAACAGATACAGCATTTGTAGAATCAGATCCCGTCAATACTTCAGAAGATTCTAAATTAAAAACCTCTATCATAGAACAATTAAAATTGGCTGCGAAAAAGAATCCGGAGTACATAGAAAATTTAAAAAATTTCTATAAGCCTGATTATGAATTGTTAGAATACTCCTCTAGGTTCATGTATAATAAAGGTAAATGGCCGTGGAAATAAAACACAATTTAAGTAAAAATCACAACAAAGACTGGGCATTATTCTTGCCCGCTATGAGTAGTTTTTTCATCACGGGTCTAGGTAAGCAGCGTGAAGGTGAGAAATATTTTCCCGATGACCGCATACCTGCAGGATTCAATGGCGATGTCGAATGTCTTAACTTCTTAAACAGCAAGCAAGGTCTATACACTTACAAGTGGGCATTGTATTCAGCAGGTCACGCTAATCTTGATACCTCTGTTGACGATCCAGCAGAGAGCATCATTCGCAAGCGTGAGCGTGGTACATTCATGCTAGGTGATTCAGGTGGTTTCCAGATCATGAAGGGTCAATGGCCCGCTGACTGGAAGGATAGCAACTGTCCTAAAGCCATGAAGCAACGACAACTTGTATTGAAGTGGATGGATACATACATGGACTATGGTATGTGTCTTGATGTGCCCTCACAGACTATACGCAATCAACATCTATATGATAAGCATGGTATTCGCACTATCGAAGATGCTGTGAAGGCTACGCATATCAACAACGAATATTTCATCAACAACCGTAACGGTGAATGCAAGTTCTTGAATGTGTTGCAGGGATTGAATCATACACAGAGCGATCAGTGGTATGATGAGATGAAGAAGTATTGCGATCCTAAAGTCTATCCACATAATCATTTCAATGGTTGGGCTTTCGGGGGTCAGAACAAGATCGATATTCACTTGATGCTAAAGCGCATCGTCAACATCATGCATGATGGATTGCTTGAGCCAGGCAAGCATGACTTGATTCACTGCCTCGGTACTAGCATCTTAGAATATGCGGTATTGTTCAGCGATATCCAACGAGCAGTTCGCAAATATCATAATCCTAATTTGCAAATCACATTCGACTGCGCAAGCCCGTTCTATAGTGCTGCTAAAGGTCTAGCATACTTTCAGAATAATATCAATCATGATACTAAGTGGTCTTACAGCATGGAAAAGACTGCTGAGAAAAAGAGTTATGCTACAGACAACCGTAAGTTCAGCGATGCAGTGTTGGCTGATGGCATACACAAGTCGTTCCAAGATAGTCCTGTCACTGACCGCATGTTGATCAGAGATTTGTGCTATCGTGGTGTAGGTTTCTTAGGTGCGCATGGTAAAGAGACAAAGACGAGCTGGGATACATTGAGTTATACATTGTTGCAAGCACATAATGTATATCAACATATCACTGCCGTGCAAGAGGCTAACCGTCAGTATGATAATGGCGTGATTCCTGCCATGGTGATGAATGAGACATTTGAGAAAATTCATTTCGGTACTATCGTTGATGAGATTTTCTCATTAAAAGATAGACAAAAAAGTTTGGATCTAATCGATAAGTATGATAAGTTCTGGATGCAGATGAAATCTGGTAGCCAGGGATTCAGCGGTAAACGGACAGTTAATGCCTTGACAATGTTCGATCAATTGTTTACAGTAGAAGATACTGCGACAGATAACGAAGATACTGAGGAAGATACTGACGAACTAATGTCACAAAATCTGGAGAATTGATATGTCATACGATAATCAGATTAGGATCTTAGAATCAAAACTCAAACAATTAGAACAAGGTACCGATAAGAAAGACCTCGAACAGATGGCAAAGATCATTAGTGATCTGCGCCGTTTGCGTAGACTAAAGTGGGAAGAAGAGCATGAACGAGTCGGATACGATGACGAACGATAACATCGTCTTCAATACTGGTTCCGCAACAGAAATGTTGCGTGTAGCCAAAGATGGATTTTATATTCGTGGTGTGAAAATAGAGCAAGACGAGAAAGAAGCAGAAAAGGTATACAATGCCTTTCATCAATGGTTAACATGGGCAACACTTAATAGGAATTATTAATATGGAACAGCAAGTAGATCAAGCACTTTTTGAGAAACGAGTACGAATCAAAGAACAGGCTAAACGCATGATATGGGTCACATTCCGTAAGGAAGGTATTCACAAGTACCCTGCTGCATTAGATGACCCTAAACTAAAGACTGGAGATGAGTATGATGTTTCGTTTTTGGGCTACCCTCATAGGCATATTTTTCATTTTAATGTTGCCATTCAAGTTTTCCACAACGACCGAGACATTGAATTCATTCAGTTCAAAAGGTGGTTGGAAAAATTGTATAGTGGCGACCAAGGTGTATTGTCACTGGACTATAAGAGTTGCGAGATGATTAGCGATGACCTCTATGAGCAAATCGCTAGTCGTTATCCAAACCGCGATGTAGAAATTACCGTCTCGGAAGATGGTGAGAACGGTGCTACCATCGTGTATAATACAACTAGACCTCTTCAATATTTGAGTATCTAATTGTACCATAAGCGTTGTTATATGATATCATATGTTGTATAATAACTTTGTGTTTAACTTTAACAAAAACAGGAGTTACTAATGGCTAAGTTTGACAACAAAAGGGACAACCGTGTTCAGCAGATTTTTGAGGACTTGGAAAAGTATCTTGATTTCTGCCGCGACTATGGTTATAAGTTTGACGAGTCTGATCTTTATAGTCAGCGTAGTTTTGCTTATCGTCAGTTTTGTAAATTTGTAGCCGGTAAGCCAGCCAAGGATAACTGGGCTGCTGATGCAAAGGCCTGATGTTATCAAAGTGAATGGGGGTTTCGACCCCCTCTCACCATATAGGAGTTTAAATGCGTAGATTATTTTACATGGGCTTAGAGCCCTACAAAGCAAGATATACATTACAATTACAAAACTGGAATGAAACAGTCTTCAAAAGACGAGGTATCGATTATGTGGTCGTACCTGGTCATACCTTATCCAGCGATCAGAATATCGTCACTGGTCAAGTGCTTGATGCGCATGGTCGCACATACTACAGCCTCACACAGATGGCTGCGTTGGTCAAGATGATGAAAGAAGGTCAGTTGACTAATGAAGATGTGATCTATTTCGAGGATATGTATACTAGTGGTATCGACAGTATCCCATATATCCTCAAGCAAGTACCTAAACAATATCGCCCTAAGGTATATGTTCGTTGTCTAGCACAGACTATCGATCCAGATGACTTCTTACATGTATGGGACATGCAGGGTTTCATGCGTAAGTATGAAGAGATGGTCAATGAATTCGTTGATGGTGTATTGGCTACTAATGAAGAGATGGTCATGCATATGAAGGTTGCGGGTTGGAAGGCCCCGATCTATAATATCAGTGGTCTAGCATTCGGCAAAGATGAAGTTCGCAGCCGTGTCAAATCTATCAAGCCTTTTGATCTGCGCAAGCGCCGTGTAGTGTTTGCTGCACGATGGGATCAAGAGAAGCAGCCTGACTTCTTCATGGACATCGTTGATGAATATACTAGCGTCATGAACGGTGATGTTGAATTCGCATTGTTGAGCGGCGCCAAGTTGCGTAGCAATAATAGTTCTTACATGGAACGAACATTAGATTTAGAGCGTCAGGGTAAACTCAAGATTTATAGCGATCTTGACAAGAACGAATATTATGAGTTGTTGAATGACAGCCGTGTATTGTTCAACTGCGCACTACAAGACTGGGTGAGCAATACAGTCAGCGAGGCTGATGCATTAGGCTGTAATGTGATCTATCCTGCATATCGCAGTTTTCCTGAGACATTCGCTAACGATCATACTAGGATGTATATCCCTTGGTCTAAGGTAGATGCATTGAACAAACTCAATCAGGCTATCTATAACCCAAGCCGTCATATCGGTAAAATTAGCGACTGGAATGATAAGACGATAGATAGAATATGCGACATCCTTGAAGGCAAGGGTGAGCAATGGTTGCGTATGAGTACAGATTATCGTAATCATACGAGAGAAAGCAAATATTAATAGGAGAAAAAATATGAGCGCACATAATGATATCAACACACATTTGGAAGCATATCTTGCTGAACATGAGAAGTTTGAGAAGGGCAACAATGCTGCCGGCACACGCGCCCGTAAGGCTCTTGGTGAACTCGCTAAGGCAGTAAAGGCTCGCCGCAACGAAATCACTGCTACTAAGAATGCCCGCAAGGAAGCAAAGGCTTAATAAATGCGCATTGAAGAAGATATCAAACTAGACTTCAAGGATGTGCTGATACGCCCAAAACGTAGCACATTGTCCAGTCGCAAGGAAGTCGATTTGAATCGTACCTTCAAGTTCAAGCACAGTGGTTGGGAATGGACTGGCGTTCCCATCATGGCTGCAAACATGGACGGTGTAGGTACATTCGATATGGCTGAGGCATTGTATGGGCATCGTATGTTCACATGCTTAGTCAAATCATATAATGAAGATGAATTTGGGCCCACTATCGACAAGATTGGCGGGAACTATCTTGCAGTAAGCACAGGCACAAATGAAAAAGATTTCCAGCGACTAGCAAGGATAATCAATACTTATCCTGAGATTCATTTTATATGTGTCGATGTGGCTAATGGGTATAGTGACAGTTTCGGGGACTTCATCGAAAAGGTCCGTACTGCATGGCCCACGCATACCATCATTGCAGGTAATGTTGTTACCGCAGACATGACACAAGAATTGATATTACGGGGAGCAGATATTGTTAAAGTGGGGATTGGTCCTGGCAGCGTTTGTACTACTCGCATTCAAACTGGTGTGGGGTACCCTCAACTTAGCGCAATTATTGAATGCGCCGATGCTGCTCACGGCCTTGGTGGTCATATTATTGCTGATGGTGGATGTACTTGTCCTGGTGATGTTAGTAAGGCTTTTGGTGCTGGTGCTGACTTCGTGATGCTAGGCGGTATGCTTGCCGGACATGATGAAGGTGGTGGCAACATCGTAAAGAAGTATTTTGATGTGGGACAATACTTTATTGCTGGTGAAGACAGATTGGGAGTATCAGACTATCAGCCTGTCATCCAAGCAAAGGAGTTTGTAAACTTCTATGGTATGAGTAGTGACACTGCTATGAACAAGCATCATGGTGGCGTTGCGAATTATCGTAGCAGTGAAGGTCGTACGGTAGAAGTACCGTATCGCGGGCCAGTCAATAAGACTGTGCTTGATCTGTTGGGCGGTATACGCAGCACATGCACATATGTGGGCGCGAATACTTTAAAGAATCTTAGCAAGTGTACTACATTTGTCAGAGTGACTCAACAATTTAATAATGTGTTTGTTAAGTAATAAATACATATGCTACACAACGGTAGCAAACAATTTAACATTTTTATCCGTGTAAGGAAGGAGAAACTAAATGTCATACAATAAGACAAAAACAGACCCAGAACTTGGCAAACGAGTTCATGAACACCTAGTCAAAATGGGTGTTGAAACCCCAATCAAAAAACGCAATCTAGATCGTAAAGAACAGATTGATATCATCGAAGGTAACTTTGCTGAGATCATGAGGGCTTTAGGATTAGACTTGACCGATGACAGTTTGATCGATACACCCAAGCGTGTCGCTAAAATGTATGTCAATGAGATTTTCTGGGGTCTAGATTATGAAGCATTTCCAAAGTGTACGACTGTCGATAACAAGATGCATTACAATGAAATGGTCGTTGAACGCAACGTTAGCGTCCAAAGTAATTGCGAACATCATTTTGTTATCATTGATGGTCTTGCTACTGTGGCTTATGTTCCGAAACAGAAAGTCCTCGGACTATCAAAAATTAATCGTATTGTTGAGTATTTCAGCAAGCGCCCTCAGATCCAAGAAAGACTTACCGAACAAATCTTCCACACTCTCCAGTTTATATTGGAGACTGAAGATGTTGCGGTAATGATTGACGCACAGCATTATTGCGTCAAGAGCCGCGGTGTTGAAGATACTGGTAGCAGCACAGTCACTAGCCGTCTTGGTGGTGGATTCAAGAACGATCCTGCTGCCCGCGCTGAGTTCTTAAACATTGCTATGAAGGGTTGCAAGTGAGTGATTTTAATGACCAACTATTCACAAGAGTCTGTACATTAGAAGCACAGATGGAACTGCAAAACAAGAAATTGTGGGATGCAGAACAAAAACTTGTGAACATCGAAAATCTGTTGCGCCAAGCACTAGATATCATCATTGATACTAACAAGGTGGCAAATGGGATTCAAGAAACCACTAGATCCAGATAGCATCAAGATGCAATTGATAAAGGCTCACGGAGAAATCTGTAGCCCTTACAATGATGGTTATACATCCTGGGAAACAAAAAAAGAATTGTATGATATCAAATTCTTATTGGAAGAAATGATTAAAAGACAACCTACCTTTAGTGGTGAGGATGAATGGCTTATAGAGCAACATAAAAAACAGATGTGGAGCGAGTTAAAAAGATGATATTCAATAAAGTAAAAGAACTTAAGGACAGGGGCTTGAAGATAGGTATCACATTCAGCCAGTTTGATCTGCTACATGCAGGTCATATCGCTATGCTTGCTGAAGCAAAGAATCATTGCGATTATCTTATCGCAGGTTTGCAAAACAACGCACAGTGGGATAGACCACAAAAGAACGCGCCTATCCAAAGTCTAGTCGAAAGACAGATCCAACTTAGCGCAGTCCGTTTCGTTGACGAGATCGTGGTATATAATACCGAGAAGGACCTTGAAGATATATTGTTGACACTACCCTTAGATATTAGAATTTTGGGTGTAGAGTATCAGCAACAAGAGTTTACTGGTCGCGCTATCTGCGAACGCCGAGGCATTGAATTGGTATTCAATGGGCGTGATCATAGTTTCAGCAGCACAAATTTAAGAGAAAGGGTCTGGCAAGCAGAGAATACCAAACGATATAGTGAAAAATGAACAAACTTGATTTACATGGGGTTCGTCATAGTGAAGTAGACTTATTGGTCGAGAACTTCATACTGATGAATCAGGGCGAATTCCCATTAGAAATCATTTGCGGAAATAGTGATAAAATGATAAAATTAGTACATGTAGTAACTGACCGATTAGGTCTAGAGACACATATGTATAGATATGGTATAGTGACGGTGAGGCGATGGGTATAAACGAAAAAATCGAAAAGTATCAAAGCATACTAGGTATGTTTAGTGATAACAATGAGCGATATAAGTTTCTTATCGATATGGCTCGCAAGGCACAACCATTTCCAGACGAGTTTAGATTAGAGAATTTCAAGGTGAAGGGCTGCATGAGTCAAGTATGGCTTGTACCGAAACTTGAAGAAGGTGTGATAAAGTATCTATGTGATAGTGATGCTATGATAGTCAAGGGCACAGTCACATTGATCAGCGACATCTATTCGGGTAGTACTGCAAAAGAGATACTTGATAATGACCGTAACCTTATGGAAGAACTTGATCTAGGCAATATACTAAGCATGAACAGGCGTAATGGTGCGTACAACATGCTATCGATGATCAAGGAACATGCTAAATTGTTCCAATAAGGAGGCAGTATGAAACTTACTTGGGAAAATAATAAAGGGGATAAAGTGATCGTGACCTATGACAAGGACTGCATCACAGATACAGAAGTAGCATTAGATGCGAACATGGCTCTTGAGCCTATGTGGGAAAGTTTGAAGGCAAAGATTGTTGAGGAATACAATAAGAATGCCTAAATTTTACAGCACTAAAACATATGGCAACGACAGGGGTCTGAGTTGTTGCTTCCGTCAATGGCGCAGCACACATAGCCATTGCAGCCTACTACATGGTTACAGCATAGGTGTAAAAGTCATCTTTGAATGTGAATCATTAGATGAACGCAACTGGGTCATGGACTTCGGTGGTCTGAATGAATTCAAGAGTTGGTTAGAATACATGTTTGATCACACTACCCTTATCGCAGAAGATGATCCGCATCTTGAAGCATTTAAAAAGTTGGGCGAGATAGGAACATTGCATCAGACGCCCTATTCAGCATTGATCGATCTACGAATTGTGCCGGGTGTAGGATGTGAGCGTTTCAGCGAAATGATTCATAAGAAACTATCTGACATCTTAGATAAAGACCGACAGTCGGGTAGATTGCTCAACAAGACCGTTACTGTCAAATCAGTAGAAGTATTTGAACATGGTGCTAACAGCGCCATCTACGAAGGATAAGGTGATGGATATTGAAAAATTATACGATGATAAGTTTGTCAAGACCGCCGTGCTTGAGATCGCAAGACAAATGTACGATCAAGAATTTAAGCCTGATTATATCGCGGCTGTCAGTCGGGGTGGTTTAGTAGCAGGTGTGATGTTGAGTCATTATCTAAACATACCATTGAAGGTTTTGCACAGGGATGAAAGTAATCTGTGGATGGCTGAAGAGGCATATGGATATGTTCCCCAAGAAGAAAGACGAGAAGGTGACAAAGACCACAATGTACTGTACTCACACAATATATTGATCATAGACGATATCAATGATACTGGCAAAACATTCAAGGCTATCGTAGAAGATTGGCAGGGAGGATGCTTGCCTAATAACGAGCATTGGAACGATGTGTGGCACAACAATGTCAAGTTTGCAGTATTAATTCACAATGAAGCAAGCGAGTTCACTACTGATTTTGCAGGTAGATATATCAACAAAAGGGAAAACCCTGAATGGTGCGTATTCCCCTGGGAACAATGGTGGTGAGCGAAGACAGTCCTAGATATGAAGCACGATCATTCGACCTTACGGTAGAAGGTTGGCATAGGGCTAAGATTAAGATTGAGTCACCTGAGAAGTTAGATGAGGTGACTACATGGTTGTTAGATAATATAGATGGTTGGAATAAACACGCAGACTGGAGACTGATCGAAGGTGGATACCTCGATCTTAGATTTAGATACGAGAGGCACTACGAATGGTTCATCCTTCGATGGTATTAAAGATTAAAGATTTAGATCAACGATATACCGGCGGCGATAAATTTCGGTATTGCATAGACTTTAATTATAGAGACCATCATTTATTCATAGAACGAAGAAACTGGTGTTGGGAGACATGGGGTCCTAGTTGTGAATATAAATTTATAGGGAAACTACACGAACCTCCCTATTCTTGGATTGTAGATTCTTATAGAATTAGATTATATTTTAGAGGCACAGCAGAGATCAATTGGTATAAACTGAGATGGGAATGATGTACATACCAAAAAGATTAAAGTGGAATAGCCTCACAGAATTCAAACAATTCTTGGAGCGTGAAACCACTGAAAAAATAGCGGTTTTTGAAGGTTGGCGGCTGGTCACAGAGACCACTGAATATGGCATAGTTGATGGTGTATTAAAATATCATGAGGTGAAGCGTGAAAGTAAAGGCACTAAGGGACGATCTAATGGTACAGCAACAGATAAAGAACGAATGGGAACACATGGTAGGAGTGATCATGTTAAACCAGACGGGAAGAAAACCAGTAAAGTATGTGCTACCAAAGTTCCTAAAAAAGTTTCCAAACCCAAGAAGTCTCCTAAATAGTACACCGGATGAAGTCATCGACATCATCAAGCCCCTCGGTATGTATAATATCAGGGAGAAAAGATTGCGCAAGATGAGCCAAGATTACTTGACTTGGGACAAGAATGATGCGAAAATATTACATGGTATTGGTAAATACGGTAGTGACAGTTATGAGATATTCTTTAAACAGAACTACAATGTGCAACCAACAGACAAAGAACTAATAAGGTACCTTAATGAGCTCAATCAAAGTAAGCGAACTGTTTTATAGCATTCAAGGCGAGGGACGATACATGGGCGTCCCTAGCGTATTTCTAAGAACATTTGGTTGTAACTTCACTTGTGATGGTTTTGGTATGCCAAGAGGAGAGAAGACTAATGAACGGCACGCCGTGGATCCTTCAAAATATACACAATATAACGAACTACCCCTGGTCACTACAGGTTGCGATAGTTATGCTAGTTGGGATACTAGATTTAAGCATCTTAGCCCTCGCATCTCAATCGACGGATTGGCTAAGTCGATTGTTGATTTGCTTCCGCATAAAGAGTGGCGAGACGAACATCTAGTCATAACCGGTGGTGAACCATTGCTAGGCTGGCAGAAGCAGTTTCCGTTATTGCTCAGTCATGAATCGATGAAGGATCTCAAAGAGATCACTTTCGAGACTAACGGTACACAGAAACTAAGACCAGAATTTGTAGACTATCTATATGAATGGGCTGAAGGTGACCCGTTCAGCACACGCAGTTATGATAGCATAACATTCAGTGTAAGCGCAAAACTACCTGCTAGCGGTGAGAAGTGGGAAGAAGCGATCATACCTGAAAATATCTTGCAGTATCAAGAAGTAGGACATGTCTATCTGAAATTTGTAGTAGCAACTGAAAAGGATATTGAAGATGCAGAACGAGCCGAAGAAGAGTTTAGAAGAGCGGGGTTTAATGGCAATACTTATATTATGCCTGTTGGTGGTGTCGATAGTGTTTATAATCTAAACGCAAAGAATGTAGCACTTGCCGCTATGAAGCGTGGTTGGCGTTATAGTGATAGATTGCAAGTGCCTTTATTTAAAAATGAATGGGGAACTTAATATGAAAGAAGTAATTTTTTTAATTGTTTTTGCGCCTGTAATGTTGGCGATTGCTTATATTTTTTGTAGCGTCATGCTCAAAACATTAGCAGTATTGTACGCAGATGCATTGAGCCTTATGGGCTGGGATACACCTAGAAGGAAACTTGATGCCTTTTTATCGTAATGATAGAGTAGACGGTTGGGACCATTTTGATCGTCATAATATAGGTACGACACTAAAATTCGCTTGGGTGCCACAGCGTTGCTATCTGTCTAATAAATTGCTATGGTTAAAATTCGCATATAGGCGAGTAGCGATGTGGACTGGCCCCGGTGATCCTGTATTTGAATATCGCTGGTATCACAAAGACGAATACTTGATAGGAAAAATAAAAGGTAATGTATGAGAATTTATGACAAACGTATAGGTTTCATAGTCAGTTATCAGACATTGATACCTCATGGCGGTATAGGGCAGTTCGCTAAGAGTTTCTGTGAACTCATGGATCAACACAATATCAAAGTAGATATCATCACAGATAAAGAACCAAAAGACAATGAATTTGCTAAGTCTTTGAAAGCAAATATTATCGCCCCATTACAGCCATTGCCATACACCGATCATAGCAATATCTTTATGTATGGTGACACATATTGTTATGAGCGAATGGCTAATTTTAGAAATGCCATCATTGAAGCACTAGAACATAACCTTTATGATGCGTTTATCTGTAATACTTACGAAAGTGTACAGGTCGCGGCCACTATGGGCCTCGAGGATGTGATACAAATCATTGCGTATACTCACCTTGAGAGCCAGATATTCAAGGATACAAAGAATCCTTTCTTATATTCTACTAATGTCATGATGCGCAAACAATTAGAGAATGATGGATTGTTTGTAGGTACACAAAGCAAGTTCAATCAAAGCGAGATAGGTGGTTATCATCTGCCTATCCCTGTGACTGAGCCCGATCTATTAAAAGAACATCATAAGAATAGAGAAGGTATTTTATTTGTAGGTCGTTGGGAAGAAGGTAAGAATCCTGAACTGTTCATCGATTTGATTGAACAGACTAAGTTGCCTGCTAAAGTAATGACGAGCCCTAACGGCGTTAAGAAGTTTGAAGATCGATTGAAAAAGATAGGAGTACCTTACGAGGTCAAAGCAAGCATCATAGGACAAGAGAAAGTAGATTTCATTACTAGTGCTAGAGTAGCATTCAATCCTAGCACAGTAGAAAGTTATGGTATGGCGTTCTATGAACAGACATTACAGATGCCTACTGTAGCATTAGAAAAGCAGCGTTGGACGAATAACTTTGATAAGAATCATTATTTTGTCTGTAATAAAAAGAATATGGTCACGGTAGTGAAAGACTTATATGACAAATATCCTACTGCTAAGTCATGGTATGACACAGGTATATTGAAAGAACAGAACTGGCTTGAAGACCAAGTATTTCATAAATGGAATGACTGCTTCAAGGACTTCAAAGGTAAACAGAGCAATAATAATACTGCACAGATTTGCAACTTCAATACTGTTCAGTATAGTGACTACATACACAATTTAAATAGGAAACTTATTTGCATCGATGATGCCCGTAGTGTGTATACTAATAAACATAAGTTTATAGTAATCTATACAGATCACAATACTTACTTAACTAAAGATCCTACTTATGTGCCGGTAGAAATTGAAGAATCAACAAATTTATTTGAGGGATTATGAAAAAAGTATTAATAACGGGTAGTTCAGGTTATATTGGTAGTCATCTATGTAAGATGCTAAAGGGTAAGTATGAAGTTCATGGGTTAGATATCAATGAACCAATCGTGCCCGTCGATAAGTTTTATCAGGTTGATATCAATCGACTATTCACCATACCAGATCAAACTGATTCATATGATGCTGTGATTCACTTGGCAGCATTAGTCAATGTAGGTATCAGCGAGAAGATGCCCATCATGTACTATATCACTAATGTCAATGGTACTATGAATGTGTTGAATAAGGTTCCTACAAAGAATTTCATTTACGCTAGCACTGGACAGGCTAGCCTATGCATCAATCCATACAGCATCAGCAAACGAGCCAGCGAAGATTGCGTGATAGAATTTTGCACTAAGCATAGACCAACAGATTATACTATGTTTAGATTCTATAATGTGATCGGCATGGATGGTATACCCCCAACTAATCCAGATGGATTGATGTCGGCATTGATGAGAGCAGCGGGTACCGGCGAGTTTACTGTGTTTGGTAATGACTATCAAACTAAAGATGGTACTTGTATGCGTGACTATGTACATGTCAATGAAATCTGCAACGCACTCATGATGGCTATTGAAGAACCCGCTAATGGTCTTGAGAATCTAGGTCATGGATTCGGTATGAGCGTATTAGACATGGTTAATACTTTTAAGAAAGTAAACAATGTAGATTTTGAAGTGAAAATCGGACCACGCAAGAAAGGTGATCCAGCGGTAAGCGTACTCAATGGTAAGAGCAAATATATGAAAGAACTTTACGAGTTCGAGGACTTGCTTAAGATTAGTGAATAAGCAGTAGGCTGCTTAATACATCATTGCGGTTAGCAGCATCATCGCCGTCACCCGGCTTGACGATGACATTCCACTTACCCTTAGCCTCTGGATCTTTATCGATTGGCTTCTTCATCATCTCATCATAAGTGATGACTGACTCTGGCTTTAGGCTATACTTGATAGCAACACGCTGCTTGACCTTATCTTCCATCTCAGGATCTTTATACTGCCACTTACCGTTCTCGTCCTTCTCTAATGCATCAGCAAATAGTTCTTTAGGAACTACGCGGCTATTCTTAGTCTTGACGAAATCGATCTTCTTTTCTTCACGACCTTGTGCACCTTGGCTGAAGTTCATCTTGAAGTTATCTGGACGCTCTGCTTGTGCCACGCTTGCCATCTTTGTGTAAGCATAGAAGTCAACATCAGGATGCTTCTTTGCTACATCATATGCCATCTCTAAGTATTGTGGGCTGAAGAAATCACCAGCATCATGCCAACGCACTACAACTTTGGTGTTCTTTTTTCCATATTTCTTTTCTGCCGCACCGATCTCCTCGCTGAGTTTGGCCATGAAACCTTCTGGATCATTATATAAGAAGTTTAGCATTCTAGTGCTGCCCAAACTGCTAGCCTTCCACTGAACATATCCGCCTTTCATGGCATAGCAATATGTCTTACATGCGCCAGCGCCCGGGCAAGTATCAATAACAATAAATTCTCCAGTATCTTCATCAACAGCAAGGCCCTTTAGTGCAGGGAGACCCACATTGAAGAATATGCTTGATGTGCCGTCGCTATGTTGCATCTTTTCGTTTTGCTTGAGAATCTTTGCGGGACGCTCACTGAAGGTCTTGCGAAGGGCATCTAGGTCATACTTCTTTCCATCGTCATTGACGATTGGAATATTACCGCTGTGTATATATGGGCGCTGGTATTTGTCCTGTTTCTCTTTACTTTTACCAATAATTCTGTCAAGATATGCTGTCAACTCATCTTTATCGAACTTACGGCTTGTGACACCTGTTAATTTGGCTTCTTCAACATCATCATTGCCCTTTCCTTCGCTATCCACGAATTGGTCTAGGCTCATGACTTTGAGGTTCTTGCTAAATGGGCTAACGCCCTCGGTTACCAATTTGATAAGTTTTCTGAAATCCATGTTGACATTCTCACAAAATTATAGTAATATTTATCAATATGTCTTTTAACTCAAATATCAAGCGCATTGGTTTTGCCTGTAAATGGGCAGAGATCAACAAGAAGGGTGAGATCGCTAGCACAGAGGGCCTCAACACAGGTGGCACGACTTTTGCGTGGGCAAAGCGTCAGAAGTCTATGCAGATCGTTGAGGATAAACTCATCGATGTGGCGAAGCGCAACATTACTAATACGCATAATCTAATCAAGAAGGTCGCGGAACTTCCCCCTTCTTTGCGTATGGTTCGCATTACTAGCGATATGCTTTCGTTTTATACTATGGACGAGTTCAAACCGTTCTGGCGCAGGCAGGATGTGCAAGATAGCCTAGCCCGTTGGTTCGCTCCTATCGGCGAGACTGCCCGCAAGAACGATGTCCGTGTATCGTTTCATCCCGATCAGTTTGTGGTGTTGGCAAGTGATCGACCTGAGGTAGTAAATAAGAGTATAGAGGAGTTTGAGTATCATGTGGATATGGCCCGTTGGATGGGGTACGGCGCAAAATTTCAGGACATCAAAATCAATGTCCACATATCGGGTCGAGCCGGTCCCGAAGGTATCCGACAAGCTTACAAGCGACTCAGCCCCGAAGCAAGAAACAGCCTCACAATCGAAAACGAAGAAATCAGTTGGGGTCTCAATTCGTGCTTAGAGTTGGCTGATCTGGTACCTATCGTACTCGACATTCATCATCATTGGATCAATACTGGAGAATATATTGAAGCATCTGATAGCCGTGTTAAAAGGGTTATTGATAGTTGGCGCGGTATTAGGCCTGCTATGCATTACTCCGTATCTAGGGAAGATGTACTTACTAGCCATCCCGGATACAAACGCCCCGATCTACGGACGCTACTAGAGAACAAGCACAACAAGCAGAAGTTGCGAGCCCATAGTGACTACTATTGGAACGAAGCCTGCAACAACTGGGCTGAGACACATTGGTCATGGGCTGATATCATGTGCGAGAGCAAGGCTAAAAATCTTGCCAGCTTCAAACTTTACGATACATACATGAATAATTCATTTATAGATATTCCGCATGCTTGATAAAATCAAAAAACTTTTGGGAGTGAAAACTAAGGAGCCGAGGCCTCAGCCTCCGAGCGAGGCTGCTCCCAAACCTAAAAAAGAAAGAAAGTCTAGGAAGAAAGCGACACCTTCCGATAAGGAAATAGCAGACAAGAATGGCGAGCCATATGTCTCTATCGTTAAAGTACATATCGATCCCAACGATATCAACAACGGTGCATTTGAACTAGATTTTAATCAAAAATTCGTAGTCAATCTCATCAAGCAAGGATATAAGATCAAGCCCGATGATACTGACAACGAGATCGTTGACCGCTGGTTCCAAACCGTATGTCGTAATGTTGCACTAGAAGTCTATGAGCAGGAAGTAGCGGACCCTGAGAAACGGGTACGAAGTGATATCCGTGTAGTTCAGCAAAGAGATTTGGGTAACGGTCGAACCGAAATCAGTTGACAATCGCAATCACATAGTATAATATACGCATATTATACTTTTAAATAGGTGTGCTTGTGAAATACGCTCTCATCGATACTGCTAATACTTTTTTCCGTGCGAGGCACATTGCTAGTCGCAATAGCGATACATGGGAGAAGATCGGTATGGCACTACATCTTACCCTTTCGTCAGTCAATCAGGCTGTACGCAAATATGGCATCGACCATGTAGTGTTCTGTCTTGAGGGTCGCAGTTGGCGCAAGGATGTCTATGCTCCCTACAAGGCACATCGTAAGGTCGCTGAGTCTGCTCTCACAGAAGCAGAGGCTGAAGAAAATAAGATGTTCTGGGAAACATATGATATGTTCACCACTTTCCTTCGTGAGAAAACTAATGTTTCTGTGTTGCGCCATGAACGGGCCGAGGCAGATGACCTTATCGCAAGATTCATCTATCTGCATCCCAACGATGAACATGTAATCATCAGCAGCGACACGGACTACATTCAATTGATCGCAAATAATGTCAAACAGTACAATGGCGTTGCAAATCAATTGATCACCCTTGAAGGTTATTTTGATGACAAGGGTAAGCCCGTCAAAGATAAGAAGACGGGTGAGCATAAGAAACTTGATGATCCGCAGTTCGTTCTCTTTGAGAAGATCATGCGCGGTGACGCAGGTGACAATGTGTTCAGCGCATATCCGGGTGTTCGCACTAAGGGTAGCAAGAATAAGGTTGGTCTTATCGAAGCATATGCTGACCGTAACAAGCAAGGCTTCAATTGGAACAATATGATGCTACAGCGTTGGGTCGATCACGAAGGCGTAGAGCATCGTGTGCGTGAAGATTATGAACGCAATAAGTTGTTGATCGATCTTACTGCACAGCCTGACGAAATAAAGGATAAGGTAGATGCTTGCATCGCCTCAGGTGTGCGTAGGACGGTTACTCCGCAAGTAGGTGTGCATTTCATGAAGTTTTGTGGCAAGTATGAATTGCAGAAAATCAGCGACCAGGCTGACAGTTATGCAAAGTGGTTGAACAATCCTTACACAGGTGAATTATGTCATACATCGTGAAACCTAGCGAAGTAAAAACATTGATGCCCGGTGACGAGGGCTTTAAGTTTAATAGCAATCTAGTGGAGTATCCACGCGCCGGCATCGTTATTACTGATGAATGTCCTGATAATCTAAAGTCTCAAATTTGGATTTATCAGCGTAAGGGTTGGATCAAGCCTGTGGCATATGTACCTACTAAAGAATTTATTTGGGAATCATTAGGAAAATGATCGTAAAAGGTAATCAACCTGAACCTAATACTTTAACTCAGGCTTATAAAGACCGCCGTTATTTTTTAGACAACCATGTATACATTCCTATTTTAAAGAATGCACATAGGTTAACAACTAATGTCGTTAAAGGATATGGGTTCATGCTGAACAATAATGTACACTTACCTAATAAAACTAAATTAGTTGTTCTCCGTGATCCTATAGAAAGATGGTATGCCGGTATAGCACAATTCTTATATTTGAATTTTCCTAAGCCTGAAGTCAACAATAACATCATAGACTTACTGACACGATTAGTGGTGTTAGACGGACACTCTAGTTCGCAATCTAGTTATATCAAGGGTTTCGATACAGATGAGTGTATTTTCTTTAATATGGATGATTCTAATTACCTAGAAAACTTCCTTCATTATTGTAATAATCATATCGGTAACATCGATAATCTTTCGCTGCCTGATCAAAATTGGAATACCAAAGTAAATTTTTACCTAGAACTAAAATCAAAATTAAAAGAATTTTGTACTACTGAATTCAAGGGGCGGCTTGAAAAATATTATAGCGAGGACTATGAATTGTTGAATACTGTAAAGTTTTACAGGAGTGACACATGACGGACACGATCAATAAAGATATGTTATGTAAGGATTGCGTACATGCATTTATTCCATGGTATGACTATCCAAGCAAATTATTGACTCCGGGCCAGCAATGGTACAAATGCAGACGCACCGGGAAGGAAAGCGTAGTAGATTTTAATCCGGTAACAGGCGGTAAGACATTGCCCCCGGATTATAAGAATTGCTACAGTGAACGAGGATATTCAGGGGAGTGTGGTAGAGACGCTAAATACTGGTCCCCGAAGCATAAGCACGACCTATTCAAACTTTTAAAGAGGTAATTATGACGGAACTAATCGCTAAACCAATCATCAAAGACCAATATTGGGTGGTCACGGATGGTGAGAAGAAAGTAGGAAATGTGCAGGCCAATAGTGCAGGATATGAGGTCATACTCAATGGTAGCACATTACAGTTCAACAACACGGGCGATATCAGGAAGCAGACTAAGATCAGTTTCCAGCCCATGAAGTCTAACAATACTAGGATCAAGATGCCCTATCCGGAATATCCTGCTCCTAACAAGACTTATAACGATATGTTCGATATCAAGCGTAAATTGCATATCTTTACGAAAACTACCAAGAGCAAGTGCTATCATGTAGCGGGTTGGTTCAATATCGATCAGAACGGTCATAAACAGACTATTTTCTGCCCAAAATACATTTTTATCCAGCGTTATCCTTATAATGGCCCGTATAAGTCTGAGGATGAAGCAAATAGTCATATAAATAACTAAGATGATCCATATTAAGAAATTCTTGGATACGGTATCACATTTAGACAGTAGAAGAGCAAAAGATTTAGTCTTACCTATGCAAGATGCTAGGGGTCTAAGGGACGAGATAGCAAAATTGCTTACTGATCTACATGAGATCAACACTAAGAATACTAATAAAGAGGAAGTCATCAAAGTTGAGATAACAGGTGGCAAATTTAAATGAGTAGAACACAGCCGAAAGTAATACTTGAACATGTTGACAAAGAAACATACAAATGCGACCAGATCGTAGAAGCATCAGGTATCTGGGCTGTGTTTTATGACGGACAACCTATCAATCTAAAGAGTCAACATTATCTTGCGAACGAAGCGGCCCCCAAGTATAAGAAGACTAGTTTCAGTAATCCAGGTCATGCTAGAAACTTGTGCCGTAAACTAAACAGCCTGTTCAAGACCGACAAGTTCACAGTTCATTTCTTGAACCAGGGTAGACAAGTTTACCCTGATGAACAATAAAGAAAAACTTACTAAAGTAGTCCTTGACAATCTGCCTGCGCTAAATCCTTGGGCTGATAAATCATTAGACCAGGTAGTAAGCCAATGGTATATGGCCAGACGAAGTTTATCGTGCTATAGATTAAGCGATCACGGGAAACTCGCCTTTGAATTGGCAGATATACAAGGGTATGATTTCACAATCAAATGCGATAAAGAAATCTATCATGGCATGTTACATAAAGGAATATTAAGCAAGAAAATCAAATGTCCTTACTATCTTGGTTTTAAAACTAACCGCTATGATTCTGCATATATAACAGTATATGACAGCAAGATCGCCATGATGATAACATTATATGGCAATGTATTAGAATATCTTAACTTAAAATGAAACGACCTATTACCTCTATAGAGATACAGGGATTCAAACAACTTAATATCCCTAGTGACTTACAATCACACTTAACAACCCATGCGTATCTTTATCTACAACCAAATGGATGGTTCAATGATTTTCCCGAAGACCAAGATGGAGTCACGCCATGGATGACATTTCCTGCTATAGCATTCATTAAAGATATCGTTTCAGAAAATACTAAAGTATTTGAATATGGTAGTGGCTACAGCACTATGTTTTTTAATAATAGAGCAGGCGAAACTGTATCAGTAGAACATAATCCAGAATGGATGCATAAAGTGAAAGAAAATATGCCTGACGCTAATATCCATCTTGTAGAGGCACACGCACACATCAGTGATGAAGCACTACCCACAGTGTATGATTTCATACAAAACTTCCCGCAGGTTGTCACTGACAACAGAGAACATGATATCATGCATGGGCTTGTCAATGATGAATTCGGTGCTTATGCTAGCACGATATCAAAGTACCCTAAAGGTTATTTCGATATCATAGTATTAGATGGTATGGCTAGATCAATGAGCGGAGTATTCGCAGTAGAATATGCTAACGATGATACTGTGATCGTTTTAGATAACAGCGACCGTTGGCATTATAATCATCTACAACAGCATCTTATAGATAAAGGTTATAAGCGTATTGATTTCTGGGGACCAGGATGGAACAACTACCATGCTTGGTGCACCAGTATATTTTGTAAAAATCTAAACATTATGAATCACAAGATTCAAAGACCATTTGTAGAGGGGCCAATAGTAACATGAGTGATAACAAGACAAAAAATCAATTAGCAGAAATACTAGCCCGTAAGAAAGCCATGCAGGCGAACAATCAGGGCAAGTTCAATCCTAGCAATGGCAAGCAGGGCAAGGTCAATAAAGGAATAGGCGGAGCCACTGTAGTTCGTAGAAGCGGGCGAGGCGGATGAAATAGTTGTCAACTATTGCGATACCTCATGCGTTATATTAGTACACAGATAAAATTCTGTGTATTTTAAAAAGGAAACTTAACATGAAACTTATCGCAACATTGATCGCTGGATTTTTCGCTGTAACTGCTTTCGCCGCAGAACCTGCCAAGAAAGAAGAGAAGAAGGCTGAGGCTAAACCAGCCGCTGCTGCACCCGCAGCCAAACCTGCTGATAAAAAGGCAGAGCCTGCTAAAAGCGAGGCAGCAAAGCCTGCTGCTAAAGCCGAGGATAAAAAAGCCGAAGCTGCTAAGAAGTAATCCAAGTAGGATAAGTCTTTTTCTCACCGATGATCCTATATGGATCTATATCGATGATGAAAGTATACTGAGTGGTTACAGGATACCTAGTCCATCGAGGCGAGATAAGGATTTAGACCACGATGATAAGGAACTTAGTGACTATGTTAAATTCAGACTATGGCTTGCTAGACAATTAGCATTAAGGAAATATCAGGAAAAATGGGGCTAGTCCCCATTTTCCACGGGTGTGTAAGTTGTTGTTTTTAAACAACATTTTTAAGGCTTGACATTGGGACGATTTGGGTGCATAATACATATATAGAGTTGAGAAACGGAGCGAAATGATGAAAGCACTTCAAGCATATATCGACCAAAAGAATCGCTGGAACGCATTGTTCAATGGTACTCAATACGAGGTCAAGACTGCCAGTGGTCGTCAGCGTGTCGCTAATAGCCTTGATGCTGATCTGAGTCCCGAGAATCTTACTTGCGATGGCGAGTTGCCCCGCAGTCAGGTTCAGGCTCGCTATCGTCAGTTGACGGCTGCGGCGCGTGATCTGCAAAAGTTGGATCCTTCTGTCAAATTCTACGAGTTCGCATAATGGCAACTTATACCGTTTACATGGTCAATTTCAACCTGACCAAGGGCACATTCAATACTGCCCAGGAAGCAATCGATCAAGCCAAGGCTCTTGGCTTTGAATGTGCGATATGGGTCAACGAGCCAGGGAAGGATCCATTACACTTGTGTAATGTCAAACCCTACTAAGGATTGGAATGAAGTTAGGCAAACTTAGTACCAATCGATTTTACCACACCGCCTACGAGTGGAATGTAGAATTCGAATATGCCGAGGTCATGCACAATTATTTTGTGTATGGCTACAGTCCCGGCGGGTTTTTTACTGCTCTATTGAGCAATGATGCATTTGGCGCGTTGAGCCGTAGCCACCCTGGCAATTCTGTTAGTGCATTAAAGAACCTTGTTAACTGGATCAATGGTATGTCATTGCGTGGTATAGCATATGGTAGTTATGAGGCGGTGGATAACTGGTTGACTGCGACACCGGACTACCGTAGGCAGAAATTGGTTGAAGCAAACTTGATTTTTGATGAGCAGGATGAGATAATGTATATTCTAAAGGGTCAAGAATTGAAAACCCCATATACTGAATTGCAACGGAGAGAGCATGAGTCAAGGTAATATGAATATAGACCAGGTCGCAGAAGTACTTAGCCAGGCTAGTTTTGTACTGACGCATGAAGGTGACACTATCGATAGCAAGGATATCTTTAAGATCATGGTAGACCTGGAGAAGGCGCAGAGTGCCCTATTTGTGTTGGGCTTGAAAAAGGAAAAACAAAATGCGTAAGGGTGAAAGCGTCACCGTCCGTAGCGAGAACGGTAAGGGCGTCAACTGCCCCATCGTTGACATGGAAGACAAGAAAATCTGGGTCCGTTTCCCTACGAACCAAGTGTTGGAAATGGATTTTAATGAGAAACGCAAACTCTATGTGGGGCGGGTAGCCCGACTGGAATTCACGGTCGACCCCAAGGAAGCGTAAGTTGTTGTTTTTAAACAACAAAATATCCTAAAAATAGTGGAAAAAAGTGGCTAAAAAGGCTTGACTTTGGGCAGGGCTGGGTCTATAATTAACACATAGACTGAGAAAACGGAGACAGAAATGAGCGTAGCCCAAACAATTCTCTCGCAAATCAAAGCCCTAGACCCCATGGCATTGCCCGCTTGGGGTGCTAAGGATCTAGTGAACATGGGCGACGGTCTCAAGTTCAAGACCTCGGGTATGACACCCTGGAAGGGTCATGTTTATGTCAAGTACAACCCGGTTCCCGATCTATACGAAGTCCAATTCTTCCGTCTGCGCATGGCACAAATCAAGATGGACAAGGTTGTTGAAGATGTCTACGCCGAGGATCTTGTGTCCGTGATCGACAATTTTGTCGGCTAAGGCTTGACTTTGGGTAGCCCCGGTAGTATACTATATCTATAGTTTGATTTTTGGAGACTCTCATGTTCGACAGTAAGATGGAAACGGCTCTTGACAATCTCAAGGCTGCTATGATTTCAGATTACGATACTTGGCAGGTTCTCGGTGGCAAGACCCGTACTGAGGTTCAGGCACGAATGCTTGACGAGTATATCAATACGATCCGTATCGAAGAAGGTCGCAAGTATATCAAGATCATCACCCGCAGTTCTGTATGGGGCTTCATCGTCAAGGGCAAGGACGCAAAGTTTCAAGCAGGTGACATTCTCATGGCGGCAGGTTGGGCGGCCCCGGCTCGCAACAAGGCTCGCGGCAATGTGTTGTCCGGTGACTTGAGCATGGTTCGTTGGACTGGTCCCGAGTATCTTAAGTAAGGAGTTATCATGGCTCGCACTAAGAAGGTGTCAAGAGTTTTCGATACTATGGATGTTGTCGCGGCAGCATGTGCCGCACAGCGTGTCAATGGTCAATACATCAAAGTTCCCTATCAACTAGGTGAAGAGAACAAGCGTCAAACTAACCGTGAGTTGGTCTATCAGTTCCTCGAGGATCAGAGTTTCATCACCGATGATGACAGGATCATGGCTGAGGATATCAAGAGCCACTATCAAGGCAAGACCTTCAAGATTCTTGCAGGTGGGTTTGTGACTGAATATGATCGCACTACCCTCAAGATGTTGGAAGAGGAGACTTGCCCCGAAGGTTACAATCTTGCTGTGCTTGCTAGCGTACCCGCTAGTTACCTCAAGAGCGTGGCGCGTGACAAGGCAGATAGTCGTGTACGATACGCTAACGGCGGATATGTAGGTACTATCGGTGACAAGGTGCAGTTGGATGTGGAAGTGATCAAGTGTATCTTTAGCCAGCGTTATAATGTTTTCTTTGCGACCGCGATCACCAAGAGTGAAGAGGTCGTGTTCTTCAGTTACAAGCAGGAACTCACAGTCGGTACATTGATGACCATCAAAGGTACTGTCAAGAGCCAGCGTGATGGCAATGTTACTCAGTTGAATAGGGTCAAGATCATATGAGATTTTTTGTAGGTATAATTGTTGGTATCATCATAGGCGAGATCGGGATGTATCGTATCGCTGAGGCTTTACAAAAGTTCATTGATACTGTAAAATCTTTTGTGTAAAGGAATATCGTGGAACTACAATTAGCAAACAAGTTGCAACATCATATCGCTGACCTATTGTGGAAAGCCAAGACTATTCCCGAAGTCAAAGAAATTATCACAAAGTATGGAAATGATGCGCATGTTGTTTTTACTATGATGATGGCAGCATACTTTGATGAAGTGATGGCAACTGATTTAGCACAACCTGTAATTGAGAGGATTAAAAATGGGACTTGATGCATACGCATATGTCGCTAGCAAAGCAGGCGAGCGTTGGGAAGACCACCAAGAGATCAGTTATTGGCGGAAGCATCCAAACTTGCAGGGCTGGATGGAACAACTCTTTTATGCTAAGGGCGGTAAGTGTGACACATTTAATGGTGTCGAGGTCGAACTGACCTGGGACGATGTTCATAAACTTGAGCAAGATATCAAGTCAGGCGAAGTGTCCAAACTAGGCACTAGAGGATTCTTTTTCGGCGATCCTAGCGATGATTATTATTATGATCATGACCTAGAATTTTGCGTGAATGCTAAAGCAGAATTGTTTTTGGGTCGCAAAGTGTTTTACAATAGTAGTTGGTAAAGGAGCAATATCATGAATAAATTTTCTGAATGGTTTGGTAAGAATCGTAAGGCTGTAGGTTATACGGTCGGTTCATTGAATCTTTTGGCTAGCGTCAGTTATTTCCTTCAAGGTAATATCGGTCTAGCCTGTCTTTGGTTCGTGATCGGCAGCACTATCATGTTCGATACTTACGAATACAAGTAATGATCGATTACCGTTTCATAGGCTGGTGTAAAGAAGGCCGTCATGACAAAGTTTGGATAGCCATGAAGTTATCCGAGTATGATACTGAAACGGGCGAATGGGGCAAGGCGCTTACCCTTTGGGGTAGACGCGGGGGTAGGCTCCGTAGTAAAATCGTAAATGATGATTTTAATTTAAGTACACTGATTAAAAAGAAACGAGATCATGGCGGCTATATGCAATTGAGTACTGAACATCTTGCCAAAGCCTATCCCGAGTTTAAGGCTGATTTAGAGAAACATTTTATTTGGAGTCAACTATCATTATGAGCGCATACTGGATTCACAAACTAAACGAGAGCGATAGCCGTCTTCACAAGGAAGATGTATTGAAGCAAGCCTATGAAATGGCTGTGCTTGGTAACGAAAGCACTATCAGGTTCTTGCGCTATGTACAAAGTGCATACAATCCTTATGATAACTTTCACTTGCGTCAAGTGCCCGAGACCGATGGTCTTGTGAATCAGGAAAATCCCTGGGATGAATTCACCGACTTGCTACTAAAGTTGCGCAACCGTGATATCACAGGTAATGCTGCCCGTGATGCGGTCGATGCTATGAGCAAGCGTTTCGATACTGATGAGTGGAATAACTTTTGCCGTAATGTGATTCGCAAGGACTTGCGTTGCGGTATTAGTGATAAGACTTTCAACAAGGTCGTCAAGAAGTCAGAGTACGAGATTCCTATCTTTGGTTGTCAGTTGGCTACAAACAGCGAAGGTCGTCCTGAAATGAAAGGACTCAAGCGCCTCGAGCCTAAGTTGGATGGTGTGCGTGTATTGATGCGTGTATCTTATAATGACTTTGGTGAATGCGTCACTACTTGCTATAGCCGCAATGGTAAAATCTTTGAGAACTTTAGTCTCATCGAACAACAGATTCAAGACAACTATATCAAGTTGGTTCGTGCTGCCGGTGATCGTAGCCTTACTGATGGCTTCTGGCTTGATGGCGAAGTGATCGGTAATAGTTTCCAAGAACTGATGCGTCAGGCTCGCCGTAAGGATGATGTTGATACCCGTGATAGCGTGTTCAATATTTTTGACATCATTCCTGCTGACGATTGGGAGCGCGGTTACTGGAATGCACAGTTGCACAAGCGTATGTCATTGCTTGAAAAGTTGAGGCCCGTCATCGATAAGATGAGCCAAGTCGAATTGTTGCCGCATATCATGGTCGACCTCGACACTGGTGAAGGTCGTGATCAATTGATGCGTTATGCCAAGGACATGGTAAACGCAGGTTTCGAAGGCATCATGATCAAGGACATCAACAGTCCTTATGAGTGTAAGCGTAACACTTTCTGGATGAAGTGGAAACCAACCATTACTGTAGACTTGGAGGTAATTGGACTTGAAGAAGGCACTGGTAGAAATGTGGGACGACTTGGGGCTCTTGTTTGCTCCGGAGTTGACGACGGGAAAACTATTAATGTCAATGTTGGGAGTGGCTTTAGTGACAGTGATAGAGATAGTCTTTGGGCTAGTCATGTTGAGCTCGATTGTGTTATCGGTCGTAAGGTAGAAGTCTTGTGCGATGTGATCACGCAAAACCAAGACGGTACTTATAGTTTGCGATTCCCGCGCTTTGTGAGATTCCGTGATGATAAGTAAAACATGTTCAAATATTACGAGTTAGTGTTGCGAGGCATAGACGAGGTAACACTTGTCTATGAACTTGAAGCACATAGGCCTGCTCAAACTTGGGCAGGTCTTATCAATTCTGTATCCCCTAAAGACTTAAGAAAAAGCCTAAACCCTTGGCAGAACTTTGATAGGAACATCATCAATGAGAAGGTCTATCTTTTAAACAATCTAATTGACGATCTAAATGTCTGGTTGCCTGAACATAATAAAATCAATGAGCAATGGGATATCAATGACCATCAAGGTTCAGCCAATAGATTACACATACATTTTCCTGAACAAGAAAAAGTAGAAACTAACCCCGTACATTTAAGGCAACTTGCCTTGTACAACGATACGATACATGAACTTGAAGAGTTGACATTAAGACCTAAAGAACAAAGACCGCATCTTTTGCTTTGTACTGATACTGATCCTAGAATACCTTTGGAACTTGATGATTACAAACACTTCAAGGCTAGTCATAACTTCGGCGACTTGAGATTACATTATTGCCATGTTGGTCGTCATCCATTTGAGTTGTATTCTGCTAATGATACAGACTGTCCCATAGATCAGATATTGCCACAATACGAGATAAGCCCATATCATACTTGCAGGTTCTATGATAACAAATACATGGAACATTGGCATAGAGCAAGATTCAGGCAGTTCTATGAAGTCAGCACTATAAAACAAAAGATCAGTATAGACGATCCTAGATTGGGTTTTGGTTATATTCATCTGGGTAAATTAGTCGGCGAATATGATAGACAAAGCCTTGTGGATAAGATAAGAAGTTGCTATAATGTTTTTACATGGAAGGCATATTGATGAACGATAAACTTAAGATGTTAGCCGAGCAAGCAGGACTTGCTACCCAACATGACGGCATCGTATTGACGAGGCAGGTCAATGCTGCCGATGCTTTATACGAATATGGTAAGTTGATCATACAGCAATGCGTATTGGCTGTAGAAATGAAAACCAACATACATCATATCCATACCACATTTGATGAGCAATTAGTTTTGCATACTATCAATAATAGTTCTAAGGCTATCAAAGAACATTTCGGA